CGGGTGGAGCAGGAAACAGATTACGAACTTAAGATGGCCGAGCTTGCCTCCAAGGAAGGACTCACTCTTGAGCAGTTGCGCCAGAAATTACAGCTTGAGGCCGAAAAAATACAGGCGCAGCGCGAAATCAAAGGCGTTGAGGCGATGAACAAGCAGAACGAGTTGCAATTCAAGGCGACGACAGGCAGGCAGGGGATATGAGCGATATTGACCCGCAGGATGCAGAGATTATCGTGCTCGGCGACGAGGTGGAGAAATTCAAATCCTCGAAGCTCGGCCAGTATCTTATCAACTACGCGGCACACGAGGCGGACGAGGCATTAAGCCAACTTGCCACCGTCTCGCCCACCAATACAGCAGAAATCATGCGGCTGCAAAGCGTGGTGCAGCGCAGCCGGAACTTCAATCAGTGGCTCGAAGAGGCGTTGCAGGCGGCGCAGCTTGCCTACCAGCGATACCTTGACGAGCAGGGAGAGTAATCATGGCAGAAGATGTCACTACCGAAGATGGCGTGACCGAGGAAACCGAAAACACCTCCGTCGAAGAGACTGAAGAGGCGGAACAGCCGGCCAAGCCTGCATCCCCACGGGACCAGATGATGGCCGAGATCGTGGCGAAGCAAAAAGAGCAGCGCAAGCAGGACAGCGGGGAACAGGAGCAGGAGGAAGAGGAACCGGAAGAAAAGCCGGAGGATGAACCGCAAGAAGAGCCTGAAGACGACTACCTGACGCTCAAGGTCGATGGCAAGGAGCAGCGCCGCCGCAAGCAGGACGTTCTCGATGCGGGTATCAAGACCCTACAAAAAGAACTCGCTGCCGACAAGCGGCTGGCCGAAGCCTCCCAAGTCCAGAGAGACCTCGAAGCGCGGGCGCGTCAGATCGAAGAACGGGAAAATGCCCTGAGACAGATCGAGCAGCAGCAGCAACTCTCACGGCAGCAGCAGGAGAGCCAGCTGGCTCAAAAGCTCGAAGACCAGGGGCATGACAACCCGCTTGAAGAAGCCAAAAAAACTTTGGCGGAGCTCTACTCCGGCGACGATGACGAGGCCGCAAAAGCATTGGCGCGTTTTGTCGAAGTAACGGTCAAAGCCAATCAGGAAAAACCGCAGCAGGTCAACCTGGACGAGATTGCCGAGAAAGCCTACCGGCGTATTCGCGAGGAAGATCAGCAGCAACGCTTCCAAAGCGAACTCTCCGAAGGTCTTGAGGAGTATCAGAAAGACTTCTCCGATGTGGCGCAAGACCCGAAGCTTCACAACTACGCCAACTATCTCACCGATGTGCTGATGAAGGAGCACCCCGAGTGGGGACCGAAGCGCATCATCCGCGAGGCGGCACAGCGCACCCGCGACCTGATCCCGCAGCCGAGCAAAGACGTGCTTGAGCAGCGCCGCGAGAAAAAACGCAGCATCGACAACGTGGAGGGAGCCAAGGCACGCGCTCCCGGCAAGGAACCCAAAAAACCAAAAACCCCGGCGGAGATCGTTGCCGAGCAGCAGCGACTGCGGGGGCAAATCCGATAAGGAGACAGGACAATGGCAGGACAACTGTGGGGAACCAACACCTTAGGCGGGTATATGTATTCGGACGAACTGTCCGACACCCTGCGCATGGAACTTCAGCCGATGGTGCGCTTTCGCCAGCACTGTGACGCAAAGGACGCCACCGACAAGGGGCTGAACAAGGGTGACACCTACAACTGGAACATCTACTCGGATGTGGCAACACAGGGCGGCGATATTAACGAAAACGACGCCATGCCCGAGACCAACTTCACGATCACCCAGGGATCGCTGACCATCAGCGAACTCGGGAACAGTGTCCCCTACTCCGGCAAGCTGGACAATCTCAGCAAGCACCCGGTGGAGGAGGTCATCCGCAAGGTGCTTAAAAACGATGCCGCCAAGGGCCTGGACGCCAAGGCTCACGCGCAGTTCAACTCCACCAAGCTGACCGTTGCCCCGACCAGCGGCACCTCGACCACGGCGGTCGATCTGGAGACTACCGGCACTTGCACCGTGACCAACAACGTGGCGATGGGCAGCGGACACGTCAAGGCCATCGTGGACATCATGAAGGAGCGCAATATCCCGATGTTCCAGGGCAGTGATTATTTCTGCATCGCCTGGCCTTCAACCTTCCGCACCCTGAAAAACGACCTGGAAAGCATCCACCAATACGTTGATCAGGGCTTCCGGATGATTATGAATGGCGAGATTGGCCGGTATGAAGGTGTGCGATTTATTGAGCAGACCAACATCGCAAAGGGCGGGGCTGCCGACTCGACCACCTGGAGCGCAACGACCGCAGACGCCTGGAACAACGGCAAGTCGGACTGGGCGTTTTTCTTCGGCGAGGACACCGTGGCCGAAGCCATTGCGGTGCCTGAAGAGATTCGCGGCAAGATCCCTACCGACTACGGGCGCTCCAAGGGCATTGCCTGGTATGCGCTTCTTGGTTTCGGCATTGTCCACACCGACGCTGACAACAGCCGCATCATCAAGTGGGACAGCGCGGCTTAACACACACTGCGGGGGAGTGACCCTCCCCCTTTTTCAAGGAGATAGAACATGGCATACGATAATCCGACCGTTATCAATTACGTTTTGCCCGCCGTGAACTTCGGCGCGGGCGGCGGTAATTTCGGCATTAAGGCTCCCAACGGCTACGAGCATGGCCGCATCCTCGATGTCGGCGTGGCAGTCACGGAGACTTTTACCGCGATCACTACTCCAGGCTACGTGCGACTTGGCACCACCACCGACGCGGCCGCATACGCTGAACTCAACATGGGCACCGCCGCAGCGACCGATTTTCACAACACACAAGACGACACCGACGCGATCATTGACGCCGATGTGACCGACACGCAGATAGAGGTTGCCTGTGTCGCCCCGACCGGCGGCACCACACCTGCCGGTATCGGTTCGGTTCACATCACCATCGCCTGGTTCTAAGGAGAGAAGAGATGAAAAACGAAAAAGGTGGAAGCCTCAAGGACGGACTTTCGCACAAGGAGTCCATTCACCCTGCAAAGCCCACGACCCGCTCCGAGGTTCAGGGACAGCGCCCCGGCTGCAAAAAAGAGAAGGTCGGGAAATTCACCATCAAGTAAGACTTCGGGGCGGGTTCGCCCGCCCCTTACCTTAAAGGTGCAATGATGCTCGATAAAAGCAGACCCTACGCCACCGTTCACGGCATCAGCGAGGCCAAGTACCGTCAGGACGGCAAATACTTTGACGGTGCCGGCAAGCCGCTAGGCAAGCAAGAAGAGATCGTTCCTCAAATCAAGCCTGATTATGCCGCCATGCACTGGAAGCAGCTCGAAAAACTGGTGCGCGACAACGGCGGCGAATATCGCAGCAAAGAGCAGGCAGTTGAGTTCATGGAGGCGCTGTGACCTTTCTGGAACTGTGCAAGACGGTGCGGCAGGAACTTGGCATATCCGGCAACGGCCCTGCCAGCGTTTCAAGCACCATCTACCAGGAAAAAGCCCTGATCGATTGGGTTAAGGCCGCCGATCTTCTTGTGCAGCGCCTGCACCCTGATTGGGATTTTCTGTGGTCATCGTGGACGCAAGAGACCACCGCCGGAACTCAGGATTATGATGCGCCCGCTGATCTTGGCATGTGGGACCGGGAGTCGTTCGCCCTTGAGCGCGGGACAAGCAACGGCCAGAGGTTGAGCGAAAAAGACTTTCGTGCAGACCGCAATTATGTCACTGAGCGAGAAAACGCCACGCCGGTTAATTTTATTGTCCTGCCAAGCCAGAACGTGCGGCTCTATCCGCCGCCCGACGACGCCTACACTTTAAGCGCCGATTACTGGAAAGCGCCCGTAGCGATGAGCGAAAACACCGATGAGTCCGTCATCCCGGAGCAGTACCGGCGCATCATTGTGGCCCGTGCCAAGATGTTTTATGCCGAGGAAGCGGAAACCTTCAACCTGTATCAAACCTACGGGGCCGAGTTTAACGACTTGCTCAACGACCTTGAGGCTCACTTCTGGCCGGGACAAAAGTTTCGGGCAACCGCCATGCCTCCGAAGATGAGGGTAATTGCGCAGTGAACTCCGAAGCCATCAAATTTGAAGGCGGCATCCTGACCGAAGCGGCGCCCATGAGCCGTCCGGCAGGCTCGTGCCTGTTTGCGACAAACTACGAGATCCCACCACAGGGAGGATACCGTCGTATTGACGGGTATACACTGGTCGATGGATCAGAGACACCAGCAGGTGTTCCGGGTTCCGGCCCGGTGCGCGGAGTCTTCATCTACGACGATAAACGCTACGCCATTCGCGACAACGCCGCAGGGACGCAGGGGGTTTTACATGTTGAGTCTGCGGGCGGATGGACGGCACTTGATCTCGGAATTGAGCTGGCATTTGACGCTGGCAGCGGGCAGATTTTCGAGGGAGACGAGATCGTTGGGATGACCTCTCTTGCCGCCGCAACGGTCGGCTGGATCAACGTCACCTCGGGCGACTGGTCCACCAACGACGCCGCCGGCTACATCACGGCCATTACGCACACGGGCGAATTCCAAGACAACGAAAACATCCAGGTCGGCGGCGTGACCAAGGCGGCTGCTAATGGCACGGAAACAACAAACACCCTGGCCCCTGGTGGCGATTACGAGTTTGCCGAGTTCAACTTCTACGCGACCAGTTCCACCAAAAGAATCTACGGGGTGAGTGCGGTTGACAACGCATGGGAGTTTGACGGGACGCATTTCGCAAAGATCCACACCGGCATGACACTGGACCTTCCCGACCATGTGGCCGCGTTTAAAAATTTTCTGTTCCTGTCTTTCCCAGGCGGCAGCGTTCAGCACTCAGCCGCAGGCGAGCCTCACACCTGGGATGCCATTCTTGGCGCGACCGAGCTTGGCGTGGGAGATAATGTCACCGGGTTGTCGGTGGAGACAGGCGGCGTTTTAGCCATCACATCGCGCAACCGCATTCACATCCTCTCCGGCACCGGGGCGATCCTCTCAGGCGGTGGTCTTGATTGGACGCTCACCGAGTTCTCTTCCAACTCCGGCGCGATTGCCAAGACGGTACAGCGCCTGGGCCAGACGGTATTTCTGGATGATAGGGGCCTAAGCGCCCTGTCTGCATCGGATCGCTTCGGCGACTTTGCCTCTGGGACATTCTCGGTAGGGTTTAGGCCGCTGATTGCATCCCTGATTGATGCGGGCGTTTCTTGTTCCGTGTTGGTCAAGGAAAAGGACCAGTACCGGCTGTTCTTCGAGGGTGGACGCGGCCTTTGCTGTACCTTTGCCGGCGACAAGTTCACCGGGGCGACGACTTTTGATTTTCCCGTGACCGTGAAATGCGCCTACTCCGCCGAGATTGCAGGCGTTGAGACGGTGATTTTCGGGGATGAGAACGGCAACGTCTACGATATGGACAAGGGGACAAGTTTTAACGGCACGGCCATTATGAGTCTGCTGAGGCCGCAGTATTACCACTACAAAAGCCCCAACCGGCGCAAGCGCTTCAGACGTCTTTTGTTGGAGGCCGAAGCGAGTACCAACGTGACGTTCTCCGTGGTTCCCGATTTCGGCTACTCCTCCGGCGACATCCCGCGTGCCATTTCCCATGACTTCTCCATGTACGGCTCCGGCGGCTTCTGGAACGACGGCGAGTGGAATGACTTTAACTGGTCGGTGCCTATTTCACCGAATACGCCTGTACGCATTGCCGGGATCGGCTCTAATCTAAGTCCTCTTTTCTACCACGAATCAGCGACGGATAGCTCTTTTACCCTCTACGGCATGGTGACAGACTTTGACTATCGAGGACAGATGCGATGAGTAATACCTACTACAACAACAGTAATCCCTTGACTCCCGGCACCGTAGCGAAAGCCGAAGACTTGAACGCGGATCGCTCAGCGGTTGAGGCCGCGTTCGACAAGCTGCCGACCGAGGCAGAACTTGCCAACGTCGAAGGGACGACCGGCAGCGTGCAGACGCAGATTGATACCCTCGACGCGGGAAAAGCCGATATTGACGGCGAAACCTACACCGGGGCACATGATTTCACCGGGGCGACGGTGACGGTCAAGACCACACCGACCGCAGCCAATGAAGCGACCTCCAAAGCCTACGCGGACAATTTGGCCTTTGACTCCGGGACGCTACCCGACCAGACCGGCAACGACGGCAAGTTCTTGCAGACCTCTGGCGGGCTGGCGGCGTGGGCGGCGGTTGCGAACACCTCTGTCAACTACCAGGAGTTTAGCGCAAGCGGCATATGGACCAAGCCTGCCGGGGCGTTGCTGGTTTATGTCGAGGCGATTGGGGGTGGTGGTGGCGGTGGTAATCTCACTACAGCAAACCAAGTAGGGGGTGGTGCAGGAGGTGAGTTTGTCAGCAAGACGTTAAACCCGTCATCCATTTCGGCCACAGAGACAATCACCGTTGGGAGTGGTGGTAGTGGTGGAGCAAATGGAACCGATAGCGCCGGGCAAACTGGAGGGAACTCATCGTTTGGGGCGCACTTGACTGCGTTCGGTGGAAATCCGGGTGAAGCGAATAATTACTGTGCGACTGTGCCAAGGTCGTATATATCAAGCACCGACGTGGCGCTGTTCGTCATAGCTACTCCGCAAGCTGGGCACGGTGGACCAAATCCCGGAAACACCATCTACGGTGGGGCCGGCGGAGGAGGAGGCTACAAAAGCGAGTCCGGCGGTGTTTCTGAGTTCGGAGGCAACGGAGGTGCTGGAAGTGCGGTGACCGCTACGAAGGCAGGCAACGGCGCAACCCCCGGTGGTGGCGGTGGCGGTTCACAAAGTGACGGCGGCGGCGGGGACGGTGGCGACGGCATCGTGCGCGTCTGGACACTGGTGGAGGCTTAAACATGAGCAAATACGCAATCATTGAAGATGGCAAAGTCGTAAACATCGCCAAGGCCAACGAAGCCCTGGCTGATAACTGGGTGCAGTCCGATAGCGCAGCCATTGGTGATCTCTACGACGGAACGACGTTTACCAGACCCCCTGCCCCTCCCGAACCCGTCCCGCAGGTGGTGAGCCGCTTTCAGGCGCGTGCCGCACTCTACCAGGCGGGGCTGCTCGACCAGGTGGAAACGCTGATGAGCGACCCG